GAAGAACTATCTGAAGAATTTAAAGCAAAAGCGGCTACAATATTCGAGTCTGCTGTTAAAGCAAAACTTGTCGAAGAAATAGAAAATTTAGAAAGCGAATACGAAACAAAAGTTAACGAAAAAGTTTCTGAAGTTAAAGAAGAAATCGTTGAAAAAGTTGACGCTTATCTAAACTATGTTGTCGAGGAGTGGATGAAAGAAAACGAATTGGCAATAGAAAAAGGCTTAAGAAATGAGATTACTGAAGACTTTATCGGTGGTCTTAAATCTTTATTTGAGTCTCACTACATTGATGTTCCACAAGAAAAATTTGATGTAATTGAGAATCAAGCTGCTGAGATAGAAAAGTTAAAAGAAGAAGTTAACAAAACTATCGAAAAGAACGTTGAGTTAAATCAGAAAATCGGTGAGTTTGCTAGAGAAGACATTATCAATGATGTGTCATCTGACTTAGCAATTACTGAATCTGAAAAACTTAAAGGTTTAGCAGAAAGTATTGAATATACAGACGCTGCAAGTTTTAGAAAAAGTGTAGAAACATTAAAAAATTCTTACTTCCCTAAAACAAAGGCGAGTGATAACGAATCTAATGAAGTAGCAGAAAACAATGCTGGTTCTGATATGAATTTATCTGAATCAATGGCTGCATATACTGCTGCAATTAGTAAAACAAAGAAAAATCCTTACATTAAGTAAGGGTTAGTTAACTAACTAATAAGGAGAGATAGAAAAATGTTTTTATCTGAATCAATACAACAAAAGTGGCAGCCCGTTTTGGATCATCCAGACCTTCCAGAGGTTAAAGATGCTTACAAAAGAGCCGTTACTTCAATGGTGTTGGAGAACCAAGAAAAAGCGTTAAAAGAAGATGCTGCTTTCTTATCAGAAGCTGCGCCTTCAAACGCAACTGGTGCTTCAATACAAAATTGGAATCCTATTTTAATTAGCTTAGTAAGAAGAGCAATGCCTAACCTTATCGCTTACGATATTGCAGGCGTACAACCTATGTCAGGACCAACTGGTTTGATATTTGCTATGAGAAGCAGATATGCAAGTCAATCAGGTACTGAAGCTCTTTTTGACGAAGCTGATACAGATTTCAGTGGTAGAAATGCTGCTGGTTCATCTGTAGATGGATTCTCATCAACAGCACACTCTGGTGAAAACCCAGCTGTACTTAACGATGCTCCAATTCCAGGTGCTGGTCCTAACTACACAGTAGGTACTGGTATGTCAACTGCGGCTGCTGAAGCCCTAGGTGATGCTTCTGGAAATGCGTTTGCTGAAATGGCGTTCTCAATTGAGAAATCAACTGTGACTGCTAAATCAAGAGCGCTAAAAGCAGAGTACACTATGGAGTTAGCACAAGACCTTAAAGCAATTCACGGCTTAGATGCTGAAACTGAATTATCAAACATCTTATCTGCTGAAATCCTTGCGGAAATCAATAGAGAAGTTGTAAGAACAGTTTATAGAACTGCTGAAGTTGGTGCTGCTGACAACGACAATTCAAACGCTGCAATCAATACTACTACTGCTGGTATCTTCGATTTAGATACTGACTCAAATGGTAGATGGTCAGTTGAGAGATTTAAAGGTCTTATGTTCCAATTGGAAAGAGATGCTAATACAATCGCTCAAAGAACAAGAAGAGGAAAAGGTAATATTATTATCTGTTCTTCAGACGTTGCTTCTGCGTTACAAATGGCTGGTGTGTTAGACTACACTCCTGCATTAAACAACAACTTAAATATTGATGACACAGGAAATACTTTTGCTGGTGTATTAAATGGTAAATATAGAGTTTACATTGATCCATATTCAGCAAACTTATCTTCAAATGCGTCACCATCTAAACAATTCTATGTTGTTGGTTACAAAGGTACTTCACCGTACGATGCTGGTATGTTCTACTGCCCATATGTACCACTACAAATGGTAAGAGCAGTTGGCCAAGACAGCTTCCAACCAAAAATTGGATTTAAGACAAGATATGGTCTTGTTGCAAACCCATTTGCTGGTGCTGGATCAGGTGACTCAATCACTGCTGACGGTGTTGGTAACGCAAACTCTAACAGATACTACAGACGTGTTCAAGTAACGAACATTATGTAATATCTCGTTGAGATACATATTTAAAAGGGC